GGCGACTTTTTTAGGGACGCCCTTTTTAATTTTACTAAAAAGTAAAGATTACATTAAGTTTGTAACTTGTACTCTTCTGTAGTATCTGTTAGCGTTAGCATTACCAGAACCATTGATAACAGCATTGTCACCTGTACCAGCTTCAGCAAAAGGATTGGCTTGTAAACCATATCTTGTTTTGAAACCGATTTTAGGTTGGAATGTGTCTTGTCCAACGGCTCTAACCATTTGTAGTGGTACATATGGGCAGTAGAATAAACCACTGTCATACGGTGAAGTACCTTTGTAACCAACCACAAAATATTGCTTACCAGTTTGGTTAGCAGCATATGGGTCAATGTATACTTTGTATCTACCGTTTAATACACCAGCAAAAGTATTGCCTGTGTCGTCAACGTTTAGGTTATTGTTTAATGCTGGAGTATAGTCTAGTACACCTGCCATTTGTAAAGCAGACGCAACGTCTGAAGAAGTAATAAGGATATTTCCTTTTCCTCTTCTTGTTCTTTGAGCGATAGCGTTAGCTTCTCTCTCAACTTGGAACATAAGACCTTTAAATCTTTCAACAGACCATCTTCCGTTAGAGTCTGTATCTAAATCAAAGATACCTTCAGTTGTTGTGTTAATTGTACCAGTGTTAGCAGAAGCACCTTTTTCAGCATTGATGTAAATTGTTCTTACAACTTCTCTGTTGATCTCAGCTAAGATTTCAGCAGATAGGATGTTAGCCAATTCAGTCTCAGCGTCTAAGCCGTGAATAGCTTTAAGGTCTTGTGCTAATTCCATAGTGTACTCAGCTTTAAGAGCTCTACTTCTAGCAGTCACAGTTGATTTCTCAATTGAGAAAGCCATTTCAGCAAAAGCATTGTTAGATGAATCACCTAATGCTTCAGCATAAGCAGTTGTCATACCTTGACCAGTTGAATATTCTTGTCCAGCTGTTGGGCTGTCGTTAAGAATTGCTGGGTTAGTACCTCTTTGTTCTGTTACACCAGTGTTTGTTGTTGAGTCGCCAGCAGCATTTCTACTTGTGAAATCTGTATCAGCTTCGTCAAACATTGCTTCTGTTCCAGTTTGGCTTGTGTATCTGCTTCTCATAGCAAATATAAGACCAGTTGGACCAGTCATTGGTTGTACTCCACATATATCATATGCGATAAGATTCGGCATTGCTCTTCTTACTAATGAAATTAGGATTGGATCCCAATTGTCAACGTTAGCGCCTGTTGCGTTAGCAGGGGCAGCTTCCGAGATGAACGCTCTATCTTCTCTTAAACTTTTCTCTTGGTTTTCAAGGATTACACTTGTAACGGCACGTCTGTAAGAATCGTTGATTTTTGGTAAATCAGGATGCTCTAGGACTGGCTGCCATTTTTTTTCTACTTGTTCAGATAAAAACATTTTTGTTTTCTCCCTCTATTTTATTATTTTTTAGACAATTTAATGTCTTTTGTTTTTTTAATAGCGGCGGTATAAGCAGCCATAGCATTCGATAAATCAACTGTTTCAGTTAGTTCACCGCCTGCCGCTACATCATCTATATCATCACTTTTAACTTCTTGTCTATCACCAAAGTAAGACTCTTTGATCGTCACTACTTTTTTTCTAAAGTCATTCTCAGTAGAATACTCAACTGATTCAATAAGTCCGTCAAACTTTTCTTTAGCAGTATCAGCAAGGTCTTTTGACATTTCATCTATGATGTCTTGTCTTTTTAACTCACTGTTACTCTTATGAAGGTCAACATTCTTTTCGATTTCTTCGTTAAGTTTCTTCTCTAAGACTTCTATTTTAGAAGCTTGATCTTCCAAGACGTTATATTTTTCATCTGGAACATCAATGTAATGATCTTCAAATAGTTTTTTAAGACCACCGATAAAGTCTTCAGCGATCTCACCTTTGATTCCTCTTTCTATTGCGATTTCATTTTCTTTCATCCACTCTTCTACAACGTAGTTTAGATATGAGTCAACTTTTTCACTTAATTCGCTTTTGAAAGATTCTTGGCTTTCTTCTAATTTATTAGCGTATTCTTCTTCAAGTTTAGCTGTTTCAGCTTTCACTTTAGATTTAATAGCAGCTTCAAAAATAGTAGCAGCCTTTTCTTTAAACTCTTCAGATAAATCAGAATCTCCGACTAATGCGTCAACATCTGCTTTAACATCATAAGACTCTTCAGATTCTTCTTTATGATAGCCAGCTTTCATCATGTGTTTGTCAGCTTTCATCATTTTTTTCTTCTCGTCTTCTTTGTCGTGCATTGCTTCTGCCTTGTCGTCTTTTTCTGATTTCTCTGCGTCAGTTTCTTCTTTTGCTGTCTTCAAATGTGATGGCTCTGAGCCAACGCCACTTGATTTTGACACAACGTCTGAAACTTGACTAACTTTTTTAGTTGCGTTAGGATTGCTGTCTGTTGGTTTAACAACTGGTGCGCCTAGATCCTCAGCATCATTTTTCATTTTGCTAGGTTCTGCCGCTACAGCATTCTTTGTTGGAGCACTAGCGTTCGGATTACCCGCTTCACTAATTTCCTTTTCTAACGCCACTACTTGTTTTTCTGTTTCGGCCATTGAGAAATCTCCCTCTTAATTAAAATAACTAGTTATTTTTACTTTGCTAGATATTTATAAAATTAAAGTTTTATAAGCATAGATTTAAAGATTTCTAATTTCTTTTCTTCTAATGCTCGTTTTTTTGTTTTAATTAGCTCTAGTTTCCAAGCTTCTACGTCTTTTTCAACTAGAACACCACTGTCCCATACCCACTCTTTATTTTCCATAATGCCTTCAACGAAAGCGTCAGGAGCTGAGGGGTCAGCTACAATGTCAGCTGCTGTGGCTAAATAGAAATCTCTTCCTACATAGTTTGCGCCATTTTTTTGCTGTAACGAACCCATACCACGACTAGATACTCCTAATTGGGCACCTTCATCAATAAGACCTTTTACAATCTTACCGTATGGTGTATTCATTATCTTAGCTTCACCAATAAAATTATCACCGTCTGGATAGAGTTTTTTCACCATGTGACTAACTCTTTCCAAGTTAACAGTTGGTCCGTCAGGATGTCCTAACTCACCGAATGCTCTGTGTTTATTGATAAATTCTGCGTTATATCTTCTGACTTCTTTGTCTAAGATTTCTTTTGGATATATACGACCGTTTCTGTTTTTGATATTAGACTGTAAGAATATACCTTTTATTTTGTATTCTTTCTTACCGTCTTTCTCTTCAATCAGATATTCGGCTTGTTGTATTTCTTCCGATATTAGTTTCATAAGTTCTCTCTTCTTATATGTTACTATTTATAAGTTTTTTTATCTAAACTCTATAACTATTGTGTAATTATCTCCAATAGCAAAGTTGTGTGTACTTAATAATATATCTCCAGTAGGTGTAGTAGCATTGTTAGCTATTTCACTACCTGAGGGTCTAAAATCAAAATGACTTTGACCGCTTAAAAACATGGCAGTTGCGTTTGTATCGCCATGCCATATTAACTCAACAGCTGATTTAGGATTAGCTGTATTTACTGAATACCATATTTTACTAATTTTTCTATTGCCATCTTCGGTCATAAAAGTAAGCTCTGAAGCGTCTACTTTTTTAACTTGCGTTTCGCCAGTACCATCTGAAAAGTTAGTCAGTTTTACTGTAAACTTTAGACCAGATGTATCTGCTATAGTTTGACTTGTTACTGTATCAGCCATTAAATCCCTCTTCTTTATGTGTTTCTAATATAATATTATAAGTTGACACATTACTGTCACTTGATAATAAAATATCACCAACTACATTCTTTATTTTTTCTTCGTTAGGTTTAAGACCATAGTTACCTCTACCACTGATCTCAACCTTTTTTGTTGTATCATTTTTAAAAAATAGTGTACAAGTACCTGTACCTATAATTTCATATTCTATATTAGCAATAGATACTTTAGGTTCACTTGAAGCATTTAATAATGATTCTGTTTTAACAAAAGTTTGTTCATTTTCATTACCAGTGCCTTTACCAAAAGTAATAGTTTTAAAACTATCATCAACCACTTGTGTAGTTGTTATTGCCATAATTAACTTCTAGGTGAACCAACAGCACTTGCTTTTGAAGTTGGGCAAGTAACCTTATCACCTGGATTTTTTTCTAAAATAACTGTATCGCCGTTCTCTAAGTAGAACTGACCTAATTGTGTATCGTCTGTATCTAATACTGTGCCTGTCGTGTCGGCAGTAGCAGTTACTCTAACAAAGTTTGCTCTACCAATAGTATTGCCACTAGCATTAGTTACAACGTCACCTTTAACTATAAACGTTTGTGCCATTTTACACTCCTAATTGTTCGTTTGTTTCTTTTTCAATGTATTGATATAGTTCTTCTTTATTAATATTCTTTATTTCAGCAACTTTGTCAACAGCATTTTCTACATTGAAAATAATGTTGCCTTTGTTGTTAATCATTTTAAACATTTCTTCAACTGCCTCTTTCATCTTAGGCGTTAAAGAGTTGTAAGCCTTTGAATTTACTATTTTTTTTTGTTCAAAAAGATTACTGACTTTAGGCATTTTCTATGTCAACACCTGTTTGGGACGGTTGTGTCAAATCTAAGTCTGCTTGTCCGTCATTTTTAAGTGATATAGTTCCATCCTGGTTGAAAGTTCCTACATCAGCAATTTCAGGTTTAGGATCACTATGAGGAGCAGCATTATCTGTATTTACTGTACCATCGCCATTAAATAAATTTCCTGCTAAATCTTTTCTCATTTGATCTAAACTATCACCAACTTTACCTCTTAAAGCATTTTTAAACGCTTCACCAGCGTCATCATTTTTACCTTGAGCTAAATTGTCAATAAAGTCTTTAGTTGTATTCTCTGTCATTTTATTCTCCTATTATAAATCTTCGCTGTTAGTAACTTGTGCCATAGGATCTTGGATAATTTTATCTTTAATTTCTCTTCTAATATCTTTATCCATATCTTCTATTTCTCTTTGGTTTTGTTTCAACACATGTTTTCTAACATAGTTAACTGAGTAAAACTTACCTATATAATCTCTCATTTCATTGGCTAAACCTAATCGTTCTCTCATCATTTCTGTTTGTTTTAATTCAGAAAAATGTCCATCTTGTATGAAGTCATATTGTAAGTTATCTCTTATTGTTGACCAATCAGTTTCAGCAATAATGCCTTTTAAAACTAATTGGGTTCTTAATATGTCATTAAATAATTCTGTAAATTTCTTTCTAAGTCTCTGTACAAATTTTGTAAATTTAAGTTCGTCTCTAGTAATCTCTGTTGATCTACCTAAATTAAAACCTTGTGAGCCTTCTAATCTACTTGCCGGTACGTTTAATGATCTATATAATTTCTTTTGAAAATACTCTATGTCTGTAATTTCACCTAAGTTTTGTCCACCAGGTAAAGTTGTTATATCAGTACCTCTGCCACCTTCTCTACTTGGTAACCAAAAGTCTTCTAACATTGACATATAGTTTCTATCGTCTCTTATTTCACCAGTAGAAGCGTCATAGACAAGTTTATTTCTATATCTTGCCATCACATCTCTTAAATATTGTTCAGCTTTTACTTTAGGTAAATTACCTACATCAATTTTAAAGATACGTCTTTCAGGTGCTCTTGCGATTCTGTAAATCACAGCAGCGTCTTCAATCATTCTTAATTGATTAACAGGTTTAATTGCCTTATGTAAATAAGATAGCACCATGTTTTTATTCTGATCTATTAAACCAGAAGGACAAAATGCGATAGTGTCGGGTGCGATTTTAATACCCATACCTGAAGTAGTACCTGGTATGCCTCTTTCATTGAATAGGTAGTATTCAACAAACTCGTCTATAACAGTCATACTGTTAGGACTTGTAGCACCCTCAGGTCTTTTCTTTCTAACTTCTCTTATTTTTTTG